ATTTTCACTTTTACTGCATCGATCGCTGATCCTAATAGTAACATACTACCTGAAAAAGTATTCATTCTAAGTTCCGCCATTTGTTTAGCTTTACCATTGAAATCATCTAATTCTTTAGATAGTTTTGTAAACTTACCTGTTTTAAATAACATTCCTAAATTTGACGCAGCTTTTTGACCTCTGAGTCCAACAAGCTCTGCTAAAAAAGCAACTTTATTCATGTTACCGCCGAGTCTTTTTGAGGCTTTATCAATTTGTTCAAGTACTTTAGGTAGCGGCAGCATGTTTCCTGTTAAATCATCTTTGAACGTAATACCAAGCCGCCTCATTTTCTTTTGCATTCCGGTTGTAGGTGCGGCCATCTTAGTAAGCATTGTATTGAACGCGGAGCCTGCTACTGAAGCGTCAAGACCAACATCCTGAAGTAAAGCCACGCCTGCTACAACATCTTTGAAAGGTATTTTAAAATCCCGCGCTGTAGCTGCTACATTTCTAAGAGACTCTCCTAAACTTCCAATTGTGGAATTTGTTTTCGAGGAAGCTAATGTTAAAACATCTGAAACCATTCCCGCTTGATCCATTCCTAATTCCATTCCTTTTAATGCATTTGATACATGGTCCGCCGTTTCCGCAAGCTCTAAACCTGACGCAGCGGCAGCGCCTAATATCGCAGGGGTTGCCTCTAAAACTTGTTGAGTATTAAAACCAGCCCTGGATAAAATTTCCATAGCGTTTGCGGCTTCGGTAGCTGTGAACTTTGTAGTCTTACCTAACTGTATTGCCATCTGTTCAAGCGGCGCTATTTCCGCCCGGGTTTTGAGGGATACCGCCCCGACATTTGTAATCGCCTGTTCAAAGCCTGCCCCTGCAGCCACAACGTTTGTGAATGCTGCAGTCATAATAAGAGCCGCGCCTGTGACAGCAACGGCTCCTTTTTTAAGACCGGATGAAAATTTATCAACTGTTCTGTTTAATTTTTTAAAGTTCCTATTTGCGGACCGTGTAAATTTACCGACACGATTCTGCATACGGGAAACGGGGGCCGTTACCCTGTCGACTGCTTTGAACACCGCCTCTACACTGAAACGACCTGCCATTTCTACCCCTTTGGTTTTGTATGTTCTTTCAATTCTGCTCTTAACCCGTCATAAAAGAAACGGATTTCAGAAGCCCTCATGGTTCTAATATCTGGTAGCCCTGGATAATCCCTGGTTACTTGTAACAACATTTCAGTATAAACTACTTGAAACGTGTTGTCGCCCTTTGGGATTTTGTGATCCGCCCCATGTCTTACTATTCGACATGCGACTATGCCATTAAAAGCGAAAAAATAGCTTCCGAAACTTTCACATCTACACCCACGAACTGAGCAAATACTTTCGGATGGACTTTACACATGTCCGCGAGAACAGCATACATTTTAGCTGCGTCATGTCCTTTTTTCTTTCCGTCCATTGCCATGATTGAAGCGCCAGTCCTCTCGTGAAAAGTAATAGGCTCTTTGTGGTTTGATTTATCGTTTTGTGCAGTATAGACCGCCTCGCCATCATCATTAAAAGTCAAAGCGCCACGCTGAATAGCTGTCATTATTTTTTTCTTTTGACCGTTAAATCCGGTTAGGTCTTCTGCGTCCATTTCGGACGTGTCAAGATCCAAGTCCATTGCTTCGACCCATTTGTCAAATTCTTGCTCCGCTACTTCTTTGCTTATTAATTCTTTTTTCATTTTCGTACCTCGCCCTATTTATTAAGTGCTACGCCCGGATTATAAACCCGGTACAGGGATAGGGCGTCCCGCGTAGCAAAAACCCTGTATTTTTCTACTGCTTTGTTAGCTCCCCCGGTCCCATTAAAGACACCGCTGCTGTTGCATTCTGTGAACTTACCTGCATTTCACCCACAATGATTCCGCTGCCTTGGTATGTTACACCTGACGCGAAAGTAATTGCTAACGTCCAGAAATCTGTTTCATTAGCTAAATCTTGTAAGTATTCATGGTCGCCGCGACTGTCATCAATGTTAAGGGTTAGGCCATCCAACGAAAGAGGCACCCGAGTTTTAATAATACGTGCGGTGCTGTCGCCATTCGCCTGTACTTCATTTTCCCACCCGCCAAGTTTTCTCTGTACTTCAGCGTCTGTCGCCACAGAGAACTCCCGACCAGATAAAGATACACTTTCAATACTCCCACCAATTGCTGTCATACGTTACCTCCTTACGCGACTACTGCGTCGGTCCCAAAATGGAAACCAAAATCAAGATCAATTGAAATTATGTTTGTATTCCCTGATAGTTTAATAGGGATAACCATGTCTAATCTTTTTGGATTCATGCTGTTAATCTGCGCTACGATCTCAGGAATTGTGGTTTTTGTGTCGCTTAGAATCGCATTAAGACCGAGACTGTTAACAATTGCCGCCGCTGCCGCAACCGCTGTCTTAGGTTTCTTAGCGTCAGGATCTACTGTAGCATCACCGTCGGGAATTAACGCCGCGCCATCCCATTTAGTTGAAACAAATTCCAAATCTAAATTAAAAATAACATTCTGCAGTTTAACGATATCGACTACAAAACGGTAAGCAGGAATTGGATCACCTGTAGGATGATAGAAAGTGATTGTATCCGAAAGATTTACAATACCGTCTTTTACATCGACCGTAGAACTACCGGCTTTCACAGCCGCATCTTTTTGAACATAAGTCCATTGCTCGCCATCTGTCCCAGGTGTCAATCCTGTTAGGTCTACACTACCCTAATCATGAGGTGGTTTATTGTTTGCTTGTACGATGATTCGGGCTAACGCTCTGGCTGCTGTTACAAGAGGTAAATCATTTGATCCCGGGTTAGGTATTGCGCAGTTTGTTTTATCTGTGGTTCGGGCATCTGGAACGGCTGTCGCAAGTGTTACCGTTGCGTTACTATTACCGGTGATTACTACCAGGGGTTTACGTACTAATGCGCCCCAACGACCATCACCGAACGTTGAAAATAAATCAAGAGTTGTAGTATCTGCGATTTCCATGCAATTCAAGCACATTGTTTCCCAGACGTTACCGACTTGAGCAAGCGCGTCTGTTATGTCAGGATTGACTAAACCACCGACGGGTTGAGTGAAAGCAAAAGTAGTTCCCGCTGTTGTAGATCCTTCAATCTCAATATAAATATCATTAGCCGACAAACCTTTCCATTTTGACGTAATTGTTACGTCTGTAGTGTTGTCCGCTGCTACAACAGGCATTTCAAGAACCGCATTGATTGCTGCTGTTATCTGTGTAACCACACTTGCTACTGTCGCGCCTGTTGCTGGAATCACAAAAGGTTCTGACGCTATGTTATTGATGTAAACGATGTAAGACGCTGCTACCGTTTGTGAAACAGTCGGCGTAATATCCCCTGCCGAGGCTACTCCAGAGCCATCGTCATCAAGAGGGTAGATTGTAACAGGGATTGTTCCAACACCGTCGCCATTTTCAGGAAAAAGCTGCCTGGCAGCAAGATGTACAGGGGAGCCAAAACCATAAAGCGTACCAACTTCATAAGCGCTTGTCACTTGCCTTTTTGTGGTAGCGTATGTGGACGCTGTTGAACCTTGCCCAAAAACTGCAGCGCGTTGAGGGAGGAACAAAATCCCGCCTTTACGCAAGTCTTTGTACTCTGTTTGTATACCGACCACCCGAGCTACTGCCGATTGGTCTACGGCTGTACTTATCGCCATTGTTGACTCCTTTTGTTAGTTTGTATTATCATAAAACATTTAGCCTTTATTGTCAAGCATTTGACTTATTAAAGGGGGTATTCATAATCTGCATTAATAACTATTTCGCCGTCGTCTTGTCGTGTAACATTTGTTGATATTAATTCGAGATCTTCTCCAATAACTTGCGGGGAAAACTCATTAAAACTCACCGATAGTGCTATTCGAGCGCCTATGACCTGTTCAACTGTGCGCGAATCTATTTGAGGCTGAAATACATTTATAGATTGCGGCCATCTCATGCCTACTACACCGCGTAAATCAAGATACGCATATTCACCAGCCATTAATATGTTCCGCACTAATCTAACCGCTTTGTGTGCCGCTAAAGCCGCACTCTTATCACCAGCGTTATGTCCCCCCGCTTGATTGTCCGAACTTCGCCCATACCCATAACAATCTATGTTAAAAACAGATTTCGAGGTTTGTCTTTGCACAACGTCGCTTGATTTTTGATCAAAATTAGAGGTATCATACCAAACATTTACAATAGGATTGGCTACGTCAGCGCATTCCGCCGCATTTAAATATTTTTCCCAGGGATTCGATCGCTCACTAAATATTTTTAAATCCCATTCGTTTGGATCTTTTCCGGCTGCGTCAGCTAATACCATTTGGTTAGCTATCTCAAGAGTGAGGATGGCTGCTATTTGATCCCGAACTACCTCGAAATTATCTTGTTTATCAATTAATTCAGCTATCACAATATGCCTCCAACATGCACACTACTAAACCTAACGAGCGATCTGGGTATGATTGAGACACTTTAAAGGTGTAGGAACTACCTTCGATGTCTTTAAATGCCACAATCCATGGTTTTAGATCCTCGTCGGCTATTGCCTCGGGTAATGTGGTGAAGCCTGCCGCCGTCAAAGCTGTCATATCAATAGCTACGGAAGCGGCGCGACCGGAAACAGCTTCGCCTGTGTCAGGATCAATAATTTGAGATATATCGTTTGAAAAACCTGTGAAATTGGAAGGTGTTGATAAACCCGCTGGGTTTGTAACAGTGATTAAATAAGCGAACCCGTAGTCAACGTCGGCCATAATGATCGATAAATCAGTTTTCGCTATATCTCGTATACCCATTATTATCCTTTGGTTATATGGCCGGATTCTATTCTATCATCAATAGTTTTCTGACCGCCACTCATGTACTCGGCTTTGACCTCTTCGCCTGGTCCGAGTATGCCTTTTTTAGATGTTATTGACTTACCTGGTGCCACTTTGTACACAGGTGCCTTAATCTCAACAGGTTTAACTGGCTCCGGCTTAACCTCAACAGGTTTAACTGGCTCCGGCTTAACCTCAACAGGTTTAACCGCTTTCTTAACTGCTTTTTTAGTTTTCTTTATTGCCATGATAT